TTGAAGGGTATTGTTGGTGTCGGTATATTAGCAGCAGTTATGGCAGCTCTTGCAGCGGTTGCAACTTTGGTACCTGGTGCTATGGTAGGTGTACTCGGTATGGGTGCAGTTATTGCTGAATTAGCATTAGTTCTTGCAGCGGTTGGTGCCTTGGCTCAACTTCCTGGATTGGCATGGTTAGTTGGTGAAGGTGGAAACTTTATGCAGCTGGTCGGAAATGCAATCGGACAGTTTATTGGTGGAATTGTAGGCGGTATCATGGAAGGAGTTTCAAGTTCACTTCCAGCAATTGGAACTGATTTATCAGCCTTTATGACTAATATTCAGCCATTTATTGATGGTGCAAAAGCAATTGATCCGGCTATGTTAGAGGGTGTAAATGCTTTAGCCCAAACAATTCTTATTCTCACAGCAGCTAATTTGTTAGAGGGTCTTACTTCTTGGTTAACAGGCGGTAGCTCAATGGCAACATTTGCAGCGGAACTTGTACCATTCGGTGAGAGTATGAAAGCATATGCAAATGCAATTGCTGGTATCGATGCAAATCTTGTAGCAGAATCCGCTACAGCCGCATTAGCATTAGCGGAATTCGCTTCTAAACTTCCAAATTCTGGTGGTTTGATTGCTCAATTTACAGGTGAGAATAGTCTTGCCGCATTCGCAGAGGAATTAGTACCGTTTGGTGCGAGTATGAAAGAATACTCTGAAGCTATTAAAGGAATTGATGCCGAAGCAGTTACAGCATCAGCAACAGCAGCTATGTCTTTGGCTGAGTTGGCTTCTAAACTTCCTAACTCTGGTGGTTTAGCAGGTTGGTTCGCTGGAGAGAATGATATGACTGCATTTGGTCAGCAGTTAGTTCCATTTGGAGAAGCTTTAAAATCATATTCTTTATCTGTAGCCGGATTAGATTCCAATGCAATTACAAATTCAACGGTAGCAGCACAATCATTAGCCGAACTAGCTAATAATTTACCTAACAGTGGAGGATTAGTAAGTTGGTTTACCGGTGACAATGACATGGCAACATTCGGGGCAAAGGCTCGTGTAAAGATTATTGCTGAATTGCCAAACGATACAGTAATCAATAACCAAACATTATGTACAGTTTCAGGTGCAATTATTAGAAAGAAAGCCGGAAGTTATCCCAAGGATGAATTTGATGGGACATTGATAGCTGATATCAAAGAGAATACCGAAATCTACGATACAGATGTAGTAATCGGTACAACTTACTATTATGCTGCATTCCCCTATACTGCACAGGGTGTATACAATAGGAACAAAGCAAATCGGGCAATGGTTTTAGCTCAGAAGTATTTATATTTGTATGGATATGATTTGACGATTTCAGATAACAATCCTGCAACCAGAGTTACATATCCTTCAGATGTTGATAATGCAGCTTTTGAAGCAGCCGGTATGAATTTCACAACTGGTAAGTTCAACTATGGTGGATGGCCTAGCACTCCTGGCGAAAAATTCATGCCTCGTCCTTGTATGCTTAGATTCGATGGAACAGTTGCAGAATATCTCGATCCGGATGATTATACTAAGACTGTTGATGGCGCTGCTTCTAAAGTAGCAACTACCACATTCATGGGTAATGCTATGATGGAGTGGAATAAAATCTACACTCACAGAGAAGTAGTTAATGGGGTTTATAAATTCCGTTGCTCAGATATTCCTCTTGGTGACGATTGGGATTGTTGGTGTAATTATGATAAGAATAACAATGTTATCGAGCATTTCTATACACCTATTTATTTCGGCTCAAATGTCAGTAGCGTTCTTCGCTCTATTTCTGGACAGAGTAATTACGTAAATAATACTGCACAGTCCGAAATCAATCTTGCAGTTGCAAACGGTGATGGATGGTATACAGAGGTATTGGCTGATAGACTTCTTATTCAGGACTTACTGGTTCTTATGGCTAAGAATACAGAGCTTCAGAATATTTATGGTAGTGGTAGATGCTCAAGTAGTAATTCAAGTGCTATTGGTCAGGGCACTATGAATACCAAAGGAATGTTCTGGGGCGACAAATCTCAAACCAATGGCGTTAAAGTATTTGGTATGGAAAACTGGTGGGGAAATCTTTGGAGAAGAACTGCTGGTTGGATAAATGCTAATGGTACTCAGAAAATTAAAATTACTGCTGGTACGCATGATGGTTCTACAGCAAATGGATACAATCTGGATGGTTCTGGATATATCACCGTTGCAGATGCTACACCGGCAGGAACTTCAGGCGGTTACATTAGTAAAATGAAGACATTACCATTTGGACGAATCCCATTTAAAGCAAGTGGATCAGCAACTACATACGAGGCAGATGGTCTGTGGTTCAATAATGGACAGGTAGATTACGCTATTGTTGGTGGCAACTGGGACGACGCGTTGCTTGTTGGTCCTTTCTGCGCTATTCTGAACCACGCGGCGTCGGTTGCGGGCACGCGCCTTGGGGCGGCTCTCTCTTGTAAACCGCTTGCAGTATAGGAGAGGACGGGAGAACCTTAGGTTCGCCGGCTGAACGGAAATTTCAAAATAATGTAATAAATCGGGGTATATGCTGCGCCTCGCTATTGTTGGTGGCAACTGGAACAACACGTTGCTTGATGGTCCTTTCTACGCTAATCTGAACAACACGGCGTCGAATACGAACACGAACAATGGGGCGGCTCAATCTTATCTAAGTTTTGATGACTCTCAACGAAATGCAACATATATCGTTGCCTGAAAAGCAACAGGAGGCTTAACAGCCTCTTCCGCACCGCTTGGTGAAAATAAACTCGGGTGCAAGCATCTGCTAGTAGCAATGTGTCGAACGTGGATGAGATGATAAGAGAGAATGAAGTCTTACAATCACTTGTACGAAATATGCATTTCCGAATCTAATCGTCGGGAAGCTGTGAAAGCAGCAAAGCATAGTAAAAGGATTAGAAAAATAATAAAAGAAAGACACTTATCTGATGATGCATTAGTCGATATGGCTTACGATTGGTTGGTGAATTTCAAGAATTCCGAACATACACCTATTCAAATCGAAGACGGCATTACTCACAAGAAAAGAACAATTATTGTACCGACTTTAGAGGAATTGATCGTGCAACATTGTGTTGTACTTGCTTTAAGACCTATGTTTTCAAAAGGAATGTACGAACACAGTTATGCAAGTTTACCAAAGAGGGGTGCACATAAGGGAAGAAAAGTTATAGAGAAGTGGATGAGGAACGATACGAGGAATACGAAGTATGTCTTGAAAATGGATATACATCATTTCTTCGATACCGTTCCTCATTCTATTCTTAAAGAAAGATTAACCAAATATATTCATGATGAAAACATGTTGGACTTACTTTTCAAAATAATCGACGTTACCGATGTCGGTATTCCTTTAGGTTTCTACACTTCTCAATGGTTTTCCAATTGGTATCTACAAGAATTAGACCATTATATTAAGGAAGAACTACATGCTTCCTATTATATTCGTTATATGGATGACATGGTAATATTTGGTCGTAACAAGAAAGTTCTACATCGAATGAGAAAGAATATAAGTGACTTTTTGGAATCTAAATTTGGTTTATCTTTGAAAGGAAATTGGCAGGTATTTCTGTTCGATTGGAAAGACAAAGGTAGAGATTTGGATTTTATGGGTTTTCGATTCTATCGAAGCCGTATAACATTGAGAAAATCTATCATGCTCAAGGCTACTCGCAAAGCTAGAAAAATAGATAGAAAAGAGCATCCGACGATTTATGATCTTCGTCAAATGATGTCTTATTTGGGATGGCTTAACTGTACTGATACCTATAGGATGTATTGTAAACGTATTAAACCGTTTATTAGTTTCCGTAGGATGCGTAAGTACATATCAAAGCACGATAAGAAGGACGATTATCGAACTTATCAAAAACTTGCAAGTCTTTATCAGACATAAGGAGGAATAAAATGGAACCTAAATATGTATATTCGGAAAGTACAGTAGAACCATTAGCTATTGAAGTTGGCGTTAGCAGTGTATATCTAAGAAAAGATATTTCTGAGGATGTTCGTACCGATAGTGAGGGTAATAGTGTTACTTATTACACATTCCAAGAAGCGATTATGTCGCTAGAGGAGTTCAATGCTTATTCTGCTCAGATTGCCTCTGTAAATGCAGTAAAGGATGTCAATAATGCAGAAAATATTTTATTGCTTTTGGCAGGTCAGAACTCCGGTGATATCAATCAGATTACAATCATGGAAGCCGTTGCTGATTTATATGATGCGATCGCTTCAACCATGGTTTAAAGGAGGATAAAAATGGTCAATTTATATTGCACATTAATCATCAATAAAAGAAGAACCTTCGATAGCGTACCTGCAAATATGCAGCCTGCTGTAGAAGAAAGACTCAGGGAACTTGGCTACGATAAAAATGGAGACCCTATCGTTTCTGAGGAGGCGTAGCTATGATTATATTTTTATTACACATTATAGGAGGTATTGATATGGTAGCACTGTATGTAGCACTCATCATGCATGGTCGTAGAACCTTTTCGCAGGTTCCGGCAAAGTTCAAAGATGCTGTAAAAGCAGATCTTGAAGCTCTCGGATTAGATGAAAACGGAAATCCGGTAGAAATCTAAAGGAGGACAAGCAGAAGTGGAAACATGGTTTCAAATCGTACTAACCGTTTTTAGTTCTGTTCTTGCTTCTTCCGGATTATGGGCTTATATCATGAAAAAAGCGGAGCAGAAAGACTCAAAAACGGAAATGTTAATAGGACTTGGACATGACCGTATTGTTTATCTTGGAATGGTATACATCGAAAGGGGATGGATCACCCAGGACGAATACGAAAATCTGAATGATTACTTATACAAGCCCTATGAAAAGTTGGGCGGGAATGGTTCCGCTAAGAAAATTATGCAGGAGGTTAACAAACTTCCAATTCACAAATCAGATTTTACAATAGGAGGACGGTAAAAATGAAGATTAGTAACAAGACTTATGATGTTTTAAAATGGATTGCACAGTATTTCTTACCAGCAGCTGGTACCTTATATTTTGCTTTGGCTGGTATTTGGGGTCTTCCTTATGGAGAACAGATTGTTGGCACCATTACAGCTGTAGATACTTTCCTCGGCGTTCTTCTTGGAATTAGTGCAGCTACTTACAACAAGAGCCAGAGCAAATAATATCCAAATGAGTTTATATGGAGGTAGTACAAAATGAGTTATAGTGTTTCTGGAACAACTATTACACTTACACGCGGAGATACCTTCAAAGCTCAAATTAGCATAACCGACCGTAACGGTAATCCATATGTACCAAAGGATGGCGACAAAGTACGCTTTGCTATGAAAGCAACATATAGCGATCCGGAACCTTTAGTAAATATTGATATCCCGATCGATACATTAATATTGGTCATTAAACCGGAGGACACACATGGATTGCCGTTTGGTAATTACGTCTATGATATTCAGTTGACAAAGGAAAATGGAGAGGTTGATACCTTTATTACTACTTCAAAATTGAAATTGACGGAGGAGATTTGCTAACATGAGTGATATCAAAGCGTTAGATTCTTTATCTGGAACCATTTCTGGCGAATGCGAATTAGCAGGTAATCTATGCGTGACGCAAGAATATGACGCTTATGATGATTCATATGAAATAGTTCCAAAAGCTTTCCAATCTCAAACATTGGAAACAAAAGATCGTGTAATGAAAGAAAATTTGGTTGTTAAAGAAGTCCCCTATTGGGTAACTTCAAATGAATTCAATGGTGAAACTGCATATATTGCAGAAGAAATAAAATAAAGGAGAAAAATCAAAATGGCTATCAATAAAGTTATCTATGGTGGCAACACACTAATTGATTTGACTGGCGATACTGTTACACCAGAAACACTTCTGGCAGGCAAGAAAGCACACGATAAATCTGGTGTAGTTATCAATGGTACTTGTACATATGATGCTGATACATCGGATGCTACTGCGGCTGAATCTGAGATTCTTGCTGGCAAAACGGCTTATGTGGCTGGCTCTAAACGTACAGGTACAATGGCAAATAATGGTGCCTTTTCCGATGATATTGCCACAAAAGATCAAAAGATTACTGTTCCGATTGGCTATCATGATGGTTCTGGAAAGATTGGAATTGATACCACGGAACAGGCAAAAATCATTGCAGAAAATATTAAGATCGGTGTATCCATTTTAGGTGTCGTTGGTACGTTGGAACCATCTTCCGAAGTAACGGCGCAATCAAAAACTGTAACACCCTCTACATCAAAACAGACAATTATCCCTGATGCAGGAACAGACTATCTTTCACAAGTAGTTGTTAATGCTATTCCATATGTAGAATCTGATAATTCAGCAGGAGGTACGACTGTTACGATTGCGGGGTGATGTAAATGTCTGTAAATAAAGTGATTTATTCAGGTAATACATTGATCGACCTTACAAGTGATACAGTTTCTAAATCTTCCTTATTAAAAGGATATACGGCACACGACAAATCAGGTTCATTAATTGTAGGAACTTATGAGGCTGGAGAAGAAGTTGAAAATATTTTGGAAAATGGATTTAGTTCCGGTGATATAACATATGTAGACAATGGAAATACCATCGTCGCAACAAATAATACTACTGGACAGATTCTAACCAAAACAATTGCTGATAAAACAGTTACTGTAGTGTTAAGCGAATCTGGAAATGAAATAGGAAAGCTTGTACGGACGTATAATGATGATTATTCTGTTATCACATCGGTAAATAACTACAATGGAACTACAAGTGTAAAGACTTTTGATTATGAAAATCAGACTGTAACATTGACGATAAAGAATAGTTCTGGTACTATAATTAAGAGTATTACGAAGCACTTGAAAGCATAG